AAGACACGATCCTAGTGCAAAAAGATTTGTTGCAGAAGCTATATTCTCAAAGGCAGAAGCAAGAGGTGGTTCAATTGGTTCTATAAAAGTATTATCAGAAATTATACACTTTGTAAATCCATATGTTGCAAAACAAATACTTGACAAATATAAAAAAGGTGAAGAAAAATACTTTGCCGCATTAAAAAAGATAGAATATTTACGAAAAGATAAAAAGAGATTTGATTATGAGAGAGGTGCTATAAGTGCTATATGTGTTATCAACGAAGTTATGCCTATACTTAAAAAGTTTTTTAAAGAGAATAAAAAAGACGAGGCCAATAAGGCTTTAAGATTGATGTTTGAGTACATAACATCAAGGACTCCCCTATCAGGTAAATTTGTAATAGCAAAATAATATAAATAGTCTAGTAACTAGTGATTTATTAATGGAATAAGTGGCTTTTGCTTGACAAAAAGCAAGGGGAATGATATAATGGATACAGTGGGAGAAAAATGTATAGTTTTAAACAATATTTGAGTGAGTCAAAAAATACTCATTTAGAACATTTAGAAGACGAAATAATTAATAACGGCTATGAAGGTGGCCTCAATGCAGTAGCATTTCTTAAATCATTAAGAGGTATGCTGACAGGTTCATCACGTAGAAAATTAAACGTGTCCGTTAAGTGGGATGGTGCACCAGCAGTATTCTGTGGTATCAATCCTGAAAATGGCAGATTCTTTGTTGGATCAAAATCAATATTCAACGTAACCCCTAAAATCAATTACACACAATCAGACATAAGCAGAAATCACTCTGGTGGTTTAGCTGCTAAATTAAACATAGCATTAAGAGAATTACCTAAACTTGGTATCAAAGGTATTGTACAAGGTGACTTGTTATTTACCCCAGCAGATATTAAGTCGGTATCTATAAGAGGTGAAGACGCTATCGCATTTACACCTAATACTATAACATACGCTGTACCTGAAAATACTTTACTTGCTAAAAGAATTAAAAGAGCAAAATTAGGCATAATTTTTCACACTAGTTACACAGGAAAGAAAATGTCAAATCTAAAGGCAGGCTTTGGCGTCAATGTAAATCGTTTTACAAAGACGCCATCGGTATTCTTTTCTGACGCAAGTTATAAAGATACATCAGGTGTTGCTACATTTACATCCAGCGAGTCTGATTCATATGACGCTCAATTAAGAATGGCAATAGGTTCATTATCAAAAGGTAAAAGAATATTAAATTTATTAAAAAGACAAACCAATCTGTTATCAGTTGGTGCTAGATTAAAAATATTTTTTAATGATTATGTAAGACGAGGCAAAACAATTGGTGATGTTAGAAGATTACAATCAGATTTTAGAAAATATTATGCGTCTGTTTTAGATGATGAAATATCTAAAAGAAAAACAGCTACAACAAAAAGAAAATATGAAATGATTAAAAATGATGGATTGAAATTCATTGACAGTTACGATACTGAAATCTACTTTGCTATTGCTAGTTATGTGACTTTACAAAGAGTTAAAGATTTTGTAGTAAGAAAAATGAATCAAATTAAATCTATTGGTACCTTTTTACAAAGAGGTAATGGATTTGAAGTAACAAATCCTGAAGGTTATGTTGCTGTAGATAAAATGGGCAATGCAGTTAAACTGGTAGATAGGTTAACGTTTAGTACGGCAAACTTTACGATTTCCAAGAATTGGATAAGAGGATAAATGATTAATGAAAGGTTTTAGAGATTTTATATTTGAACAAATAGGTCGTATGAGAATTATCATATTAGGTGGACCAGGTTCAGGTAAATCTACTTATGCAGAATACTTAATTAAACATTTTGATATAACACATATCTATCCAGGTGATTTGTTAAGAAAAGAAGTAGAAAAAAAGAGTGAAATAGGACTACAAATAAAAGATTTAATGACAACAGGTCAGTTTGCTCCTAATGAGATTGTTTTAGAATTAATAAAAAGTAAAGTTGAACAATCTCCTAAAGGTTATGTATTAGATGGATGGCCAAGATATATGCAACAAGTTGAAGATATGCAAAAGGCAGAAATAGGTTATGATTGTGCAGTATTTTTAAATGTAAGTAGAGAAGAAATTATGAGAAGATTGTTAGCACGTGGTCGTGCTGATGATACAAAAGAAATTATTAATGATAGGATTGCTTTATATAAAAAAGAAACAGGACCTGTGGTAGAATATTTAAGAGATAAACCAGGGTTTATAGAAATTAAAGCAGAAGGAGAACCTGAAACTGTCGCAAAAGAAATAATAAAGAGTATAGAGGACAAAAAGTATGATTAAGAAAGTAAAAAGTTTTATGCAAAATATATCTGAAGGTTTATATGACCCAGCTATATTTAAAGCATTCTTCTTAGCGGGTGGTCCTGGTTCAGGTAAATCATTTGTTGCACACTCTGCTTTTAGAGGCACTGGATTAAAAGTAGTTAATTCAGATGGTCATTTTGAAAGAAATTTAAAGAAAGCAAATTTGTCATTACAAATGCCAGATAGCGAATTATATTTTAGAGATTTAATTAGAAGACAGGCAAAGAAAATAGCCATAACACAACTAGACTCGTATGTTCAAGGAAGATTAGGTTTAGTTATTGATAGTACAGGAAGAGATTATGAATCTATTGCTAGACAAGTTGCTATATTAAGACAAATGGGTTATGATTGTTATATGGTATTTGTTAATACAAGTTTAGAAGTTGCATTGGCAAGAAATGCTAGACGTGAAAGAAGTATACCACAATTAATAACAAAGACAAGTTGGGAAGGTGTACAAAGCAATATGGGTAGATTTCAAAAACTATTTGGCCTTGGCAATTTTCTTGTGGTAGATAATAATAAATCAGATTTAGAATTAACAACGCTTACAATGAATAGGGTAAGCAAGATAGTAAATAAATATATTAGACAACCTATCTCTAGTTATATAGCAAAGAGATGGATGGCAGGAGAGAGAAAGGCAAAAAGAAGATAGATGAGATTTAAAGACTTTATAAAAGAATCTATTATAGACATACCAAAACAGACGTATGCTAAACCTGTATTTGATAAAGCAGATACAGATAAACCTACAATAAAGCCTGCAGTTAAAAAACAAATATTAGACGGAATTAAAACATTTGAAAAATTTGGAAAAGTAGTTAAGTATACCTTAATTGGTTCAATACTAACTAAACAATATAGAGATGACGCCGACCTTGATGTAAATATACTATTTGACATTCCTGGTTCACAAGCAGAACAGGAAAAAGTCCACGATAGTATAAGAGAATATCAAGGAGAGATAAATGGTAAAGTAATACCAGGCACAAAACATCCTATCAACTACTTTTCTATCATAGATCCTGCAACATTTAGTAAGGCTCGGGACATGGCTGATGGTACTTTTGATATTGACACTAACAAGTGGATCAGAAGACCAGAACCTGGTAAATTTGAGCCAGAAAAATACGTTGCGGATTTTCAGAAGCACGTTTCTGAAATAGATGTTGTTAAAGGTGAACTCGCAAGGGATATGATTGATTATGAGGAACTAAAAGGTCTGACAAGCTCCGACATTGATAACTTGTCAAAATTAGTATCCGAAAAGTTAGATGAAATTAAATCTTCTATTAACACGTTAATTGATATTGGCGCTAAGACAATTGCAAACCGAAAGGCTGCTTTTGATAAAGATATGTCGCCAGACGAAATCAGAAAGTTCGGTGTGAAGAATCGACTTCCAAAAAACGTGACCTATAAAATGTTAGAAAAGTATCATTATCTCAAATTTTTCAAAAAGTTGACAGACATTATGGAAGACGGTAAAATTACACCAGACGAACTGAAATCACTATCAAAAATAAAGGAAGCGGCTGGGGGTAAGTCAATAGCATTTACCTTCGGTCGCTTTAATCCACCAACAATTGGACACGAAAAACTTATTAATAAAGTTGCAAGTGTCAGAGCAAATAATTATGTAATTTATTTAAGTAGATCGGAAGACTCAAGTAAAAATCCATTATCTGCTAGAACTAAATTACAATCAATGAAGCAAATGTTTCCTAGACACGCTAGAAGTTTTGTAGTTAATCCATCTAATATGATTTTAGATATTGCTACTGATTTAGATAAAAGAGGATACAATGATATTACAATGGTTGTTGGTAGCGATAGAGTAAGAGAATTTGATACTATCTTAAAGAAATATAACGGCGTAAAAAGCCGACACGGAAAATATAATTTTGATAGTATAAAAGTAGCTTCAGCAGGAGATAGAGATCCAGACGCTGAAGGTGCTTCAGGTATGAGTGCTAGTAAAATGAGATCAGCTGCAAGTCAAAAAAACTTTGCAATGTTTAAAAAAGGATTACCATCCAACTTTGCTAGAACTAAAAACGCACAAGACCTATTCCGAAACGTTAGAAAAGGAATGAACTTGGCTGCATCCATAGATCACGGTGCAGGTGCGTATAGATTTAAACCATTTATAACTGCCTCTACAAAAGGGGAGTTAGAAAGAATGACATTAAGGGACAAGTATATTTCAGAGCATTTATTTGATGTAGGAGATATAGTTGACGATACAGATAATAATATAACTGGTGTCATTATAAGAAGAGGAACAAACTATGTAACTTTAGAAGATGTTGATATGAAGTTACACAAAGCTTGGTTGTATAATATAATGGAAACTCCTGTTTATCCTGTTAAGTTAGAGGAAAGAGCAAGAAGATTGAAAGAAGAAATAGACCAACCTAAAGACAAAGGATTAAAAGATTCAAATGAACTTGCAGGTTTTAAAATAAAAACTAAAGCAAGTAAAAACACTAAACGATTTAAAGAAATTTATGGCGAATTAAAAACAAAGAGAGATAAGAGTGAAAAAGAACCTAGCGCAAGAGGTACAGAATTTGTACCTGATAATACGCTTGGCTTGTCTTTTACAGATCAAGTACCAGAAGCTTATGATATTGGGCATGATTACGCAAAATATAATTCTTCAATAACGCCAGGTGAAAAACATTACAGTCCCAAGTTTCAAGGTGGTCCTTATAAACCAAGCAAACATAGTGATAATTTAATCAACGTTAACGCAAATAAGGATAATGAAACAATGAAAAGTAAAGTTGAACTAAAAGATATAGAAGAATGGGCAAGTAGCAAAGAAACAATAGATAAATATAAGGAACGTTATGGGGAAGAATGGAAGTCAAAAATAGAAGAAATTTATAACAAAATGTTTAATAAAGTAATAGATACAAACGAAAATATGCTAGAAGGCAGAATGAAAGACATCGCTATTGACCTTAAATCAAAGGAAGAAGGCGGGTTAGAACCAGAACATTTTAAAAGAAAATATCAGAAATCTAAAGCAGATATGGAGAGAGATTTAGGCACACCACCAAGTGGAGTTAAGAAGTCATTTAAAGAATTTTGGGCACAATCGGAGAGTAAAAATGAGCAAGTATAAAACAACTTGGCACGATATTGCTAAAGCAATATTAAGAAAAGAAGAATTTATTAATGAAGAACAATTAATAGAACAAGATAAACAAGATATACAAGAATTTTCAAGGTCTCAATTAGACGCTTTGGCAAGACAATATTCAGACCTTAAAGGCAAAACTATATCTATTGATAATGCAAACAAATTAAGAAAAATTTTTGATAAGATACCTAATCATTTTTTAAATGATTTAAGAAAAAAACATATACCTTTCTTATCAGGCTTGGCATTATCTCGTATGGTACAAAAAGGTATACCTGTTAGAGAAGATACTGATTATTTAAAAAGTAAATTAAATACACACCAAATAAACAATATCAAAAATACATGGAAGAGTAAGAAGGCTTCAGATGTAACTCCTGCTGTTAAAGCAATGATTAAGAAGATGGATATACCTACGCAGTTGGCTATTAAAGCGGCAGATATACCACACATTTCAAAACTAGTAGAAGATATGGCTGTTAGAATAAAAAATATTAAAATGCCACCAAATACTGGTGGTGAGGTGCCTAACTCTATTATATTTAATGTACCAGCAGGTAAGGATCCAAAAGAAGTTGGACGTGGAATTTTAAAGAGAATGACAGGTAAAGTACCAACTAGTTTTGATGTAGTTAAAGAAGACGCTTCTGACATGGCACAAGCGAAAGCGGCAGGAACACAAAAGAGAATAGCAGATTTGACAACAAATATAAATGATAAAGAAGATAGGGCAAGAAATATAAACCCTGGTGATAAAAATAAAGTTGCAATTCATAAAGCAGATATTAATCATATGAAATTGAAACTTTCAGACTTAAAAGATAAGTTAAGAACTGATAGACATAAGAGAGCTATGGCGGCTCAAAACGAACCTGAAACAGATACTTCAGGTAAACCTAATAAGAAAAAGGAAATTACAGAAAATGAATAAGAAATACTTTGAAACAAAGTCTGGCAGCTTAGAAGAAATTTCTACAAAGATTGCTACCGAGCAGCCAACAATAACAAAAGAAGAACCAAAAATTAAATTGGAAAGAAAAACATACTTGGAGAATAAACCAGGATCACTAGAGGACGCTGCTGCCAAAGTCGTTAGTGAAGGTAAAGAACTTGAAGAAGTATTAGATGAAGCGTCACCTACAATTGCAAAAGTAAAAGATATTGTAAAAAATAAACAAGCAATAAAAATTGATGGTACAACAGTAGATTTATTTACTGCTTCTGCTATTTCACAAGTTTATGACAAAGTAAATGATGTTAATAAAAAGAAAATGGATGGTATGAAAATTATACCGTTAGCTAATATTGCAATGAAATTGTTAAAGAACGAATATGAACATACAGAATTAGAAGAAGAAATTTCAGAATCTCCTTTTGCTGTAAGTTATTCTGGTACTAAAACTTCTGATAGAAAACAAAGAGGTGCGAATATAATTACACAGAAAACAGGAACGATTAAAGTGGATGCTAAAGATGAAGATTCTGCTAAAAAATTAGTATCAAAGATATTAGATAAGAGAATGAATTTAAGAAGATATGATATTGACCGAGTAAGGGCAGAAGATTTTAAAACTTTTGGAGAAGGTCAACAACCAGGATTTGCAGTAAGATATTTAGACCCTAAAAATGGAAAAAGATTTGCTGTTGCATATAAAATAAAAAAAGACGCAGATGATAAAGCTGCTCAATTAAAAAAAGATGGTGCAAAAGATATTTCAATAACTAAACATACTATAAATTTTAAAGAAGATAGAGAAATTGCTGAAGGATTTGAGGGGCACACGTTATCATTTTTAAAAAGAAAAGGATTTAATGTTGCTAGATTTTCGTATGGTAAATTACTTGTTCCAAAATCAGATGTAGAAGATGTTAAAAAATTATTAAAAAAAGAAACTGAAAAAGTTAATGGTGATGTTACCGTTATGCCTAATGCAATTATAGGTGAAGCAAAAGAAGAAGTATTAGATGAAGGTTTACAACTATCTAAATTAGTAGGTAAAAGTATAGCACATTTAGAAATGTATGTAGAACTTGCCAATGATATAAAGAAAGAATATTTTAAAACCAATTCACAAGTATCTATGTTCATAAAAGCAAAAGCAGACCAAGTTTTAAGAAGTGTGCCTTCGTTAGTAAAAGATTTGAGAAAACCAGGTATATGGAGTGAACAAGTAGAATTAGATGAAGTTAATGAACTTTGTCAAGTTGGAGATAAAGTAAAGAAAGAAGAAACTATGTTAGAATTTACAACACAACAAATCAAACAAGCATACGGTATATTAAAT